CGAGCCGGTGGTGTAGAAACCATTGGGGCCGGTGAATTCAAACCAGCCGCCCCGGTCGCGCCATGCCCATGCATCTTTTCTCTCGGCGGCCGTGGTATGCTTCCTGACGCTCTCCATGACAAATTTCAATGAGGCCCTGCAGAAATCGTGGTCCATGATATTCTCCTTTGTCCCTTTGGGACGGAATCGATTAATCCAATCGAAAGCGACCATATATAGATAAGGCCGCTTTCTCAGGATGAATCAACCCGGGAGGGGAGGGGAAGAAGGAAGGGGGCCGAAGCCCCCTCTGTTAGTCCTCTCTGAACTCCTTGTAGAGATGCCAAGCTGGTCGAGGTCCTGTCCACTGGTCAAACCAATCACCCGCCGAAGTTACTTCCCCATGTTTCCGGGAAGCTCCTTCAACCGAAGTGAATTGATAATCGACCGAGCAAACATCCTTGACCACCTGAACCTCCAATTCAAGAGTTCCGAGCGGCGTCTCAATTCTCAGGGTCTCACCAACGAGGGCGAAAACCCTTCGAATCCTTTTTCCCTTTCTCTCTCTCTTTTTCATCGGATGAATCTCCTTTGTCCAAAAGTGGGTTGGAATCCCTCGGACCTAATTCTGAATTCTTGCCTTCTCAGCCCCCGGCGTATTCCATCCGTTTTCGCTGATGTCATCTGATTCGGGATTCCTCCGACGCCCTCAAGGGGTTGGGCCGGGATTCTCCGGAATTCAGACTTTCGAGATTTTTGCTGGATGGGGATGAGATTCGAGAATTCTTTCAGTCCGTCGAACTTTGCCAGGTCAACCTTGTACCCTGCCTGGTTCATCATCCGCTTTCTGCTAATCGGGGATTTTGATTTAGAGGACCCTGCACTTTGCGGCTTACCCTAAAAACCCTGCCCGCTTTGCTTCTTGCTTTTGATTATGTCAAAGAACTCGTTGTTTTTGTCTCGTTGGCGTCGTCTGGATTATTATTATAACTGCTGGGGCGGATATGTCAACACTTTTCATCATTTATCTTGTACGAAAACTCTTTATATACTGACACCTTATGAGCACCGGTCAAAGTAATTGAAAATAAATTGCCCCGGAGCGCCCAAATATCGTATATTTCACCCATTCCGGAGAATCCTTTGAGCCGAACCATCCCACCCAGAGCGCCCACAGCAAATGGAGGAGGCCGCTTGGTCCCCCGAAGCAGAGGGGCCGCTCAAGCTATCCTTCCAAGGAAGAGCAATGGAAAGGACGCTCATCCCCTGACCATCCTAGAAGCGAACTTCGTCATCGAATATATCAAGGACTTCAATCAAAGGGAGGCCGCCATCAGAGCGGGCTATTCCCCCAAGTCAATTAACAATACCGCCAGCGAAGTAATGAATCGTCCCCATGTCTTAGCCGAGATAAAGGACCAGCTCCATTCAAGGGCCGTTCGAAATAAAACAACCACCGATAAAGTCTTCAGATGGATAGCCGATTTAGCTATGGTGGATATCAGGAGTATGTTCAAGAAGGATGGCACTCTAGTCGCCCTCACAGATATGTCCAAGGAACAAGCTTTCCTCATCCAAGGAATGGATGTTCAGGAGACCTTCGACAAGGAAGGGAAATACACAGGAAGGATAAAGAAGGTCCGCTTAATCAATAGACTGGATACTCTCCGCACATTGGCTAAACATCTAGGGATGCTGGATGAAAGACTCAGAGTAGATGGGAAGATGGAACACGAACATAATCATTACCATCATATTCAAGTCGACATGACGGACCTGACAGAAAAAGAATTGGAAATGCTTTTCAATATGAGTAGGAAAGTAAAGGTCATCGATGTAACCCCAGAAGAATCCAATCCAAACAAACGACTCCCAATAACACCCGGGATGAAAGCCCCTAGCAGAAGGATGAAGAAGCATGGATAGGTATAAAGGGATAAGGGGAAGATATCCAAGTGTAGGGGATGTGGGGGTGATAGGGACAGCACTCCCCCCAGAAAAACGCCCCTCCCGATATAGGGGGTTGGGAATGGGGATATCAGTCAATCATCCAAACCTGGTCAACTGTGGGGGGATTGTAGAACCAGCCCGGCGTGTGCTGTCTGGGGAACTGAATGAGCAAAGGGGATTCTGATGGGGAGGGAGCATGGGATGGGCATGCAGGGACGGGCACCGGCGATTGAGCGATTGACCCACCGGTGTCCCGCTGGATACCCGCTCAGTACACTTAGACACCTAAATCCCCTTTTGAAAAGTACGGGTGTTATATATGGAAAATTTACCCTATCCGAAAACTCAGGGGGTCGCTGATGTCAGTCTATGTCGACCCGCTGATGCCTTGTCAGCCGAATAAAAGATGGAGATGGAACCAAGTCTCCCATCTGATAGCCGATTCGTTGGAGGAGCTTCACGAGTTTGCGGCGCGCCTCGGATTGAAACGGGAATGGTTCCAGAATCACCGACTGGCTCCGCATTATGATTTGACACCGGGGAAGAGGAATCTGGCAATCCAGTATGGAGTCGTGGAATTGACGCATCGGGAATCCGTCGCTAAGAGATTGGAAATCAGGGAGGCGGGATGAAAGAACCAAAGGGGAATAACAGACTGGGTTCGAAAGAAGATGGACTCAAGCTGGATTGGGATTGGTATACGCCCGGGAAACCATCACAGGTCTGCCGAGCCCGGATAAAAGGGGACAGGGGATTTTTTTCTGCCTCAGTAGCGCAATGGTCAAAGTCTGCCGGGGAGGGTCAGTACGATAAGGAATATGATGCGTCGATTAAATATGTGGATGGAGTCCTCGGTTCCTCGGAAAAATTTTCGACGAGAATAGCCGCGCAGAGGGAAGCGGAAAGGATGTTCACCGAGTTCATCAACATGATGGGTGAGACATTTGCTAAGGTGGGAATATGAGTCAAGCCGCCCACAGGATTGACCCCTCCGCAATGCTGGACATGGTCCAGATAGAGAGGGAGCTGGGTCGGCGCTCGCTTCGACAATTCACCCGCCTGGCATGGGACACCGTTCAGCCCGGTCAGGGGGATGCAGATGAATTCGGAAGATACTGGGCGAGATGGGGTTGGCATCTGGATGCGGTATGTGACCACTTTGAAGCTTTTATCCGGGGGGATATCCTTCGGCTCATCGTGAACATCCCACCTAGGTCAACCAAATCAACAGTCGGTTCGGTCTGCGCTCCGGTCTGGGGATGGATAGATAATCCGGCGCTTCAATTCCTGACAGCATCCTATAGAGATGACCTCAGCACCAGGGATTCGGTCAGGTCGAGGCGGTTGATTCAATCCCCATGGTTTCAAGACAGATGGGGCGAGGATAGTTTCACCCTCTGGTATGACCAGAACAGGAAGACCCGCTATGAGAATAACAAGGGAGGCCATCGAATCGCCCAGTCCGTAAGCGGGGGTTCCACCGGGGAAGGCGGAGACCGAATAATCGTGGATGACCCTCACAATGTGAAGAGGGCGGAATCTGATGTCGAGCGGCAGAATGCCATCGACTGGTGGGATGAGGAAATGCAATCCCGTTTGAACGACGCTCAGACCGGCGGCCTCTGCATTATCATGCAGAGGCTTCATGAAAGGGATTTGACTGGTCATGTTCTAAACAAGGAAGCAGGCTTCGTTCATCTGAAGCTCCCGATGAGACATGAGGTGGATGATAAGGGTCGTTCCTCTGGATGCATCACCACATGGCCGGGGTTCAGGTTTGAAGACCCAAGGACTATAGAGGGAGAGTCCCTTGACCCGAAGCGCTTCCCGGAACCCGCCATCGCCGATTTAGAAAAGAGAATGAATCCATATGCCATTGCTGGTCAGTTGCAACAGAGACCAGCTCCTCGGAAGGGGGGTATGTTCGAAGTCGATTTGATTGAAATCGTCTCGGCTCCCCCCGCAGGCATATCCCGGATGGTTCGATACTGGGATAAAGCCGGGACCGACCGAGCCGTGGCTAAAGCAACAGGGTCTCATACCGCGGGGCTCCTGATAGGAAAAATCACTGCCGGCATCTTCAAGGACCGATATATCTTCTTAGATGCTGTGCGGGGACAATGGAGTGCGGGCAAGAGAGAGCAGATTATCCGCTCAACGGCTGAAAAAGATGGAAAAGGGGTAACCGTAGGGATAGAGCAAGAGCCGGGCTCTGGAGGGAAGGAGAGCGCGGAGGCTACGGTCAAGAATCTGGAAGGGTTCAAAAGTTACATAGATAGGGTCACCGGGGATAAGGAAACCAGAGCGGAACCAATGGCCTCCCAGATGATGGTAGGCAATTGCATGATGCTGAAAGCTGATTGGAATGACCAATTCATCCATGAGCTGAGGATGTTCCCGGTTGGAGCCCAGAAGGACCAGGTCGATGCGGCTAGCGGAGCATTCAATAAGTTGGCTTCGATGAGAGGGAAGAGGTTGACATGGTAGAGGAGGAAATATGAGCAAGGAAAAGGTAGTCAATCTGAATGACTTGAGGACGCAGAACTCCTCATTCAGTCTTATCCGGGGGATGCTCGCCAAAGCCCTTGGATTTGGCTTTCAAGGTCAACGGGATTTGTATACCGCTCTGGGATATACCAAGGAGCTGAAATTTGACAACTATATGTCGAAATACAGCCGGCAGGATATCGCCAAAGCAGTCGTCGAAGCCCCCGTCCTTGAATCATGGAAGGATGCCCCGCTAGTTCTTGAGGTGAATGCGACCCGGAAGCAGGACGAGAAGGGGAGACCGGAGCCGAGCGACTTTGAGCAGAAGTGGAGGGAGCTGGCGGCGGATAAGCAACTCAAGCTCCTCCATTATCTATCCCGGGCGGATATCCTCTCTGGTATCGGGAGGTATGCCATCTTATATCTGGGACTCGATGGCCTCTCCGCGACTGAGGGTCCGAACAAGCCGGCGACCGGGAACAAGAAGCTCCTCTTCGTGACTCCCTTCTCCGAGGCGAATGCTAAAATCAAGTCTTATGTCAGCGACCAGGATAATCCGAGGTTCGGAAAGCCGGAGATGTATGAGGTGACCTTCGCCAATGCCGAAGCGACTGGAGCGGGAGGGGGAACTTCTACGATGCAGGTCCATTGGACCCGGACCATCCATATTTCCGAGGGGGCATTGGAGTCGGATATCTTCGGGACGCCTCGGCTGGAAGCTGTCTTCAATAGGCTCGATGATTTGGAGAAGGTGGTCGGTGGAAGTGGAGAGGCATTCTGGCAACAGGGATTCCCCGGACTCCACTTCGATATCCGGGACGATGCTGATATCGATGACCAGACCCTCCCGGACCTGAAGGAGGCGACCGAGAAATATGTTCATCGATTGGAGCGGGTCATCAGAACGCAGGGGGTTGATGTCAAGACCCTGACCTCTCAGATAGCTGACCCCTCCAAGCTGGTCGCGGTTTATCTGGACCTGATATCCGGGACGACCCAGATTCCGAAGCGGGTGCTCATCGGTTCAGAGCGGGGAGAGCTTGCTTCGACTCAGGATGAGACCAGATGGGCGAAGAAGGTCACTACCAGGAGGACCAACCATATCAATCCGAATATCCTTGACCAAGCTATCCTGCGGCTCATCGAGTTCGGGATTCTCCCGGCGCCCGGGGCCGAGGGGTGGACGTATATCTGGCCCGACCTTTATGGCCCCTCGGATTCAGACAGGGCGGAGACCAACAAGAAGAGGACGGATGCTCTAGTCGCTTATGCAAATGCCCCTCAAGCCGACCGAGTGGTTCCCCTCTCCATCTTCCTTTCTGAGTATCAGGGATTGACCGAGGAGCAGGTGGCGAAAACAGAGGCGATACTCGATGAGGAAGGGAAACTCCTCCATGATGAGGATGAGGAGATAGATGAAGGGGATGTGCCCCCGTCACAAGGGGCTGTAGACATATAAGAGGATGAGGGGGCGGAGTGATTCCTCCCCTTGGAGTGGAAATAATCGGAGCAACATATCTTTAAAGGGAACAGGAGGATTTATCATGGGACGTTTGGATTTGGGAATGCAAATTGGAGTGAGATGGGAGTTCGAGTGTTGGTCTCCTATGCTCGTGGAAACTCCAGTCGGGCTTGATATCAATATCAGGTGCCCGTTCACTGGGGTAGAGGAGCTTCGCCTTGAGCAGGCTCCGGGGGATATTTTCGAAGTGAGCAAGCATGACTTCGAAAAATATCTACTTCCCTTCTTCCCGGTCGCCATCATCCAAGATTCAGAATTAAAGTGGACGGATGGCTTCCAGAACTTGGTCGTCACGGCGGGGCGGAATGCGATGCTCGACGACTTCCTGAATAACTCGGCTCCTTCGGCTGGTAACAGCTGGTTCGTCGGGCTCAAGGATACCGGCGCTCCCGCCTCGGATGATACCATGGGCAGTCATGCCGGCTGGGCAGAATTATCCGCCATCTATTCCAATGGCACCCGCCCGGGATTCGTCGGAGGGGCAGTTGCTTCGGGGTCGATGAGCAATACGGCTTCGAAGGCGAGCTTCGTCATCACATCCACGGATGATGTTTACGGCGCATTCTTGGTGAATGAATCCACCAAGGGAACAGGCGCTGGCCTTCTCTATGGAGCCGGGGATTTCGGAGCCGAGCGAGGCGTGCAGAATGGCGATACCCTGAATGTGACGGTCACCGCTGCTCTGACCAGCTCATAAGGAGAAGCCGAAATGGCTTGGTTCCTGATTAAGAATTTCGAAGGCGGAGGCGAGTCCATTGGGGACATCGTCGAAGTCCGGGATGATAGTCAATCGATGGGGTCTCGTTTGGAGAGAGACCCCAATCGATTCACTATTGTTTCGGTTCCCGGATTGGACCCGGATACGGTTCGTCATTTCATGGATGCCCATGTGGATGATGCCGACCCGGAGAAACCAATCGTACTCAACCGCCGGAGATACTCGGTGGATGATTTACTGGCTTCTCTCGGTCCCTATCATGTGGAGGACAATATTTATGAAGTTCCACAGGTCAACATGGGACTTATTAATGGAAAGCTCAGAGACAAAGGAGCTTAATCATGAATTGGTTTGACATGGTTTTTTACGAGGCTGAGAAAAAGCCTTGGATGCGGAAGGTTCTGGTGCTCTTGGCATTGGTCTCCGCTCTGGCGACCGGCTTTATCCTCTTCTTCGGTGGATGGGGAGGCTAAGATGGAAGAGCAAAGGAGAATCAAAGCAATCTTGAAGGTAGCTATCATTCTGCTCATCGGGTTGATAGTCCTTCTGGTCATCTTCAAGGATGCGAATGCCGCCAGCAAAGAGGTTAAGTGGAACCCTCCGATTGATAATTGCGATGCGACTCCACTCGCTGACCTTTCGGGATTTACTGTCTGGTGGGGCCAGACCCCCAGACCCCCAGACCCTCCGTCGAGTTGTTCTGCATTTGTGGATGAGACCCTCTACCCTAATTCTTTCATGGTGGGTCCGTCCGATACTCAGGCGGTGATTAGCGTTTTTGATGAGGAGGTCGAGCGGACTTTCTTCATTGCCATAACGGCATGGGATAGCAAGGGCAATCAAAGTCAGTATTCAAATGAACTGGAGTGGATTGTCCCTCCTATGATGGTGGCCCCGAACCGCCCGACAAACCTTCGGGATGTGATGGCTCCATAGGTTTTGGAGTCTTCGGGATAATCTGGTGGAGGAGAAAGTGGAAAACATAACTACAGAGCGGGCAGTAGTCATTTCCCTTGAGGAGCCTGCCTCTATTGCCTACCTGAACATCTACGATGAGGGAGATGTCTGGGAGAAAACCAGGGGGTGCGAAGACTGCCCCCCTGAGTGGATGGCAAAATGCTGCAAGGACTGCTTTGCATTCGTGCCAGAAAGAGGGTGTCTACTGCACCCAATAAAGACAAAGCCATTTGAATGTGTAGTTGTTCCTGCTCCCAATATTTGCAGGCGCAACTGCATATTGGAATTCAAATGCGTTAAAGGACCGAAGAAGGGTTTGGTCAGAAGGGTGATGGATAGTGGCGATGTTTTCGTGGCTACATAGTTGGCTGAAAAGCCTGCCCAAGTTCATCCACCTGTGCTGGTGGTTTGATAAGCATGGGCTACCCGTGCCGCCTTACTTTGTTGGCGGGATGGCTGTCAACAATTCTGAAAGTTGGATAATTGGAGATAATGACAATGCCGACCCAGACCTCGGGGCATTTGATACCGAGGAAACTGGAAGGATTGACCAACCCAAATCAACTAACTTTGCCCTGCGGTTCCAGATTTCAGAATCGGGCGGGGGAACATATAACCAGTCTTGGCAGTTATGGGGAAGCGCGACCGATGACATCGGAACAGCCACACAGATTGATACTGGAGCGACTACGGCATGGGCTCAGATAATCGATGGAACACCCACGGATGCGACCCCGACCACAGCCAATGTAATATCAGCAGGGCCGGGCTCGTGGCTAGATGGTGAGTACTGCGAATCCGATTCCACCGGCAGCATCAGCCTCGTCTCTCAGTACACGGAAATAATGTTCAGCGTTCAATTCACGGCATCCGCCGGGGACGAAACCCCTTATTACTTCTGGATTAAAGACGGCGCTGGTGACATGGACAATTACAATGAGGGTAGCTCTTGTAATGTCACCACCGAGGCAGCTACCGGCAACATCTATAATGAAGAAGTAATTCTTACCGCCAACGCCACCTGCGAATCTGCGGCGGTAAAGACGTCGGAGGCTTCGGTCATTCTCACGGCTGATGCGACCCAAGCAGGGTCAGCAGTTCTGGCGGCTGTAGGAGCGGTGCTCCTGACTGCAGCGGCTCTAATCACCCCGGTCGGGAATCTCACGATGGAGGAGGCGGTATCACTATCTGCTAATGCTACCGCTACAGCTTCAGAAAACAAAACCATAGAAGTGGCGACCACCCTTACTGCTGATGCCTCTATTACTTGGGTTGATGAAATTGCAGAGGATGACCTTGAGTTTGACATTGATACGGGAGGGCTCGGGGACTACCTCAGCCTGAATGCTTTTGCTTCTGGGGAGGCGGATGATTTAACTGTCAGCCAGATAAAGCACAAGGCTATTTGCCGAGCAAGTGGGGATGCCGCAGATACTACTTTATTTGACACAGAAGGCTGGACGACTGATGTTGATTATGACCTCACTATTGAGGCGGCGGTTGGCGAGGAAGCGGGACCGAGTTGGGATACCTCGAAATACAGGTTACAACCGACGGCGGTTCTAAGGGCGATATTTGCGAGGGGGTGCGACTTCCTGACCTTGCGAGGCTTGCAGATAGGAACCTCGGCGGGGATTCAGCAAATCACGATTGATTGTTATGATGTTGGGGTGGGGGCGGTTCACACTATTGACTCCTGTTTCATTCAGGGAATACATACCGGAGATAATTCGGATAGTGTTACGGCGGTCTATGCGAACGACGCCGAACTGACGCTCAATATTATCAACTCCGTTCTGGCTAATGATACAGTTCACGCTTCCTCCGGAGTGGTGAGAACTTCAAATAGTTCTTATATCCTGAACATGGACAACTGCACCCTCCTTGCTTTGTCGGGCGGGGGGTATGGTGTACTTGTAGGGGATTCGGTGACCGCCAATATTCGTAACTGCTATATTGGCGGGGCGACTCTGGATATAACAGGGGACGGGGTAAAGAACCTTACCACCGTGGCCACCTCCGACACCACGGGCTCGGCCGGGCTTCAGACTATTCTTGCCTCCACCGATGCGGGCGAAGCCCAATTTGTCAATGTTGGTATCGATACCCTTGATGCCACCATCGGAACCCGCTCCGCCCTCCTCTTAGTAGGGACAGACCTTACCGCCGACTATTTGGTGGATATGGTAGGGACCACCCGCTCAGATGACACCGGAACCATTGCCTACGACATAGGGGCTATTCACCAGACCCTAGTTAATCCCATTGTGGATACAGATGGAAGCTCTGGGGATTTCGCTAGCCTTGATGCTTGGCAAAGTGGCCAGACCGGGGCAGAGTTGAACCTCGCTGGAAATAATAAATCGCATATTGTTGATTGCCAAGCCACAACCTCAGCGGCTGATACTGCTGCTGCTACTATATCCGGATGGACGACCACGCCGACCAATGACCTTACTATAAGGCAAGCAACCTCCGACCGGCATGGTGGAATTTATAATGACTCATTTTATAGGATAGAAAGAACGGGAGACTGCCTTTCTATAAATGATGCGGATATCAATATTACTGTTGATGGGCTACAAATTAGAATTGCTTCCACCCTTGATTACAGCCAAGCATTCTATGTGGGAGGCACCACCACCGGAATTTTAAATTTTAAGAATTGCATTGCGGTTGGAGTTTTATCTGGAACCGGCCAAGACCAATGCTATGGATTTGAAATATCTTATGTGGCTTCAGCCCGTGCTTCTGCATTAATAACTAATTATGAAAACTGCCTTGCTTATGGATGGGACTCCGATAACGATAACAGTTATGGGTTCTTGTTCAATCAATATGCCGACGAGGTAAACGCCTTAAATTGCACCGCCTATGGAAACGACCGAGGGTTTAGTGCTTCCTCAACTGGAAATACCGCCGTTGTGACAAACTGCATCGCCCGGAATAATCCGGGGTACGGGTTCGGACCTAATTGGGATTCCACCTCCGATTACAACACCGCTGACGACACCTCCGCCACCGATATAAACCTAACTCAGGACAGCGGTTCCCCTTGGAATAGTTCAGCCACCGTCGACGCTGATATATTTGCGGATGCGGCGAGCGGTGATTTCCGATTGCTTCTTGATTCCATATTTGATTCTGTTGGTGTTAATTTATACAGCTTATTCCAGACTGATATTAAGGATGATGCAAGAGCAGACGCCGCTTTTGACCTTGGCGCATTCATTGCCGATTTCCTAGCGGGCACTTTCATTGATATTGATACTGGCGGGAATGGGGATTATCTTTCCCTCAACGCATGGCAATCTGGGGAGGTCGGGACTTTATCAGCTCCCATGTTTGCCGAGTGTAGGGCTTCAGACAATTCTGCTGATACCACTGAGTTTATTCTGGCCGGATGGACTACCACCCCCACCAATAAATTAATAATTCGGCAGGCTGATTCTGACCGGCACGCCGGGGTCTGGGACCCGCTCCTTTATAGGTTGGATGTCGCTACAACAAATCAAGCCTTCGCCCTGTACGATAGCGGAGTCACTACCTATGTTGACATTGATGGACTTCAGATTACGAGTACCGGGGGCGACAATGATGGGTGCTTGTATTTCTGGGATGGCACTTGGATTTCGACCGTTGAAAATTGTATCTTCCGAGGGCAGTCGGGCGGGGGCGGGCATTATGATGGGATTCAGGTTTTCAACTCAACCAATTCCGTCATCGATATTTACAACTGCGTATTTTATGATTTCAATAATAACTCCGCTGATGGGGCCATCTCTGTTTGGGATTCCTCGGCGACAGTAAACGCCTACCATTGCACCGCCTATAATTGTTATCACTCATACGAGTATCAGGCTGGAACTTTCAATACTTGGAATTGTGCTTCGGTTGGACATACGACAGGATTTTCCGGGTCTGTTGGTGGGGATTATAACCTCTCCGATGGCGATGCTCCGGGAGGAAATTCAGTCAACTCCTCCCAGAGTGATGAGCAACTTTTCGTAGGTGCCCCGAATTTCATTTTTAATATAGCCGCCCAGAATTCAGACCTGTTTGATAATGGCGGCAATTATAGTGTCACCACAGATATTGCGGGGACGACTAGGACGCAGGATGACATCGGGGCTTTCGGCTTCCTCGTTGGATTCGGTTCTATTGTTCAGGCGAAGACAGGCGGGACTGACGATTCCCCGGATGAAATAACTCTCACCTTTGACCAAACTGCAACCCTTGGAAACCTCCTTGTTGTTATCCATTTTACCGGGGACGCAAACAGCAACGCCCCTTCAGGTTATTCCGAGGCAGTCGTTATGACTGATTCTGGGAATACCGACGAGGGGGCGATTTATTACAAGATAAGCGATGGGACTGAAACATTGGCGGTTCCCGGTTCCGATTCGACCGATGAGCAGATGGCTATTTTCTATGAGATAGAGGGACCATTTGAGTCCTCGCCTCTGGACCAAACAATCGACGCTGGGCCACAGGACGATGATTCCGCCGAGTGCGGCACGACTGGAACGACCTCCCAGAATGATGAGATTGCAATTGCCGCTGTCACCATTCGCTCATCTTCGAATGAGTATGATGGTTGGAGCGACTCGTTCACTAATATGCGAGTGGCTCTTTCCAGCGTGGCAAAAGGAGTTTATGGGGCCACCAAATTACTGACTGTAACGGGAGCGGTGTCCACTACGCTGACGATGCTGGACACAGCGGTCCACATGGGCTCAATTGCCACCTTTAAAAAGGAAGGGGTAGGAGGAGAAACCTTTAATGAGGAAGTGACTTTGACATCGGTGGCCCTCCTAACAGGAATGGAATATTTGGAGGCTTCAGCTTCCACCACATTGTCCGCTAATGCCACCCTTGTCACCTTAGCGATAAAAACAGCGGAGGGCTCAACTGCCCTGACGGCTGATGCCGACCTCTCCGCTTCTGGGATAAAGGCAGTTGATGATTCCATATCTTTGACAGCGGATGCAGATATCATCCCGACCGAGCAAGCGGATATGGTGGGGGAGGTTGCTCTGACCGCCGATGGTTCTTTGGCTGTGGCTGGAGAAGCGGACAAGGATGAGTCCGTTTCCCTTTCTGCTGTTGCCCAGATGCTTCAGGAGGCCGGGCTGGACTTGGATGGGGAGGTCACTCTTTCAGCAAATGCAGTCCTCGCTCTTGCGAATATTGTTTCGAAGGATGTGTCAATCACCCTGACGGCTGATGCCTCCCTCTCTCCATCTGCTATCCTGACAGCTGAAGCCCTCCTGAATCTGGCCGCAGATGCGGGGGTCTCTGCTTCCGCCCTTGTAGAGATGGATGTAGCGCTCACGCTGGCGGCTGATGCTGGGCTCTCCGCCTCTGGGGCTCTGGAATTATTCCTGACGGTCTCCTTGGATGGGGCGGCGACCATCGCATGGGTAGATGAACTGATTGAAGCAGGGGAGTGGTTTGAGGAGATAACCCTGACCGCTGATGCTTCTCTATCTGCTTCCGCCATCATGACTGCTTTTGGAGAAGCCATCCTGACAGCTAATGCTTCCCTGGCGGCTTCTGGACTGTTGGAAATGTATGAGGCAATCTCCCTCCTTGCTAATGCTCAGGCGGCCATGGCCGGGGGGATAGTGCTGGAAGATGAAATCACCTTGACCGCCGCCGCCGTTCTTTCATGGCTCGACGAAATCTCTTTCGAGGAAGCGATAACTCTGACCGCTGATGCAGGACTCTCGACTTCAGGGACCAAGGTGAGTGAGGGCATTATCTCCCTGACCTCGGATGCTGGGATAACGGCGGTCGGGGCTTTGGATGCGGTGGGCAACATTATTCTTTCTGCGGATTCCACCTTGGCGGTAGTCGGAACATTGGAAATGGATGAGAGCATCATCCTGAATGCAGATGCGGTTCTCCCCTTCTTGGGTAATCTTGAGACGGGGGAATCAATCATCCTCTCCAGTATCGCTTCGATGTCGGCGGAGGGAATTATTCTAATAACCACCATTCCGAAAGCAGAATTTATCGTGGCGGCCGTTGAGACGAATTATATAGTTCTCAAACCAAAGACCGATTATATCTCGGAGGATAACTAATGGGAATGGAATCTCACTTTCATCGGAAGCAACCGGTAGAGGCTTATACCATCACCGAGGACTTCGGGATGTATCGGCTGGAGAGCGCCGAGGGCATTACCAGTCAAGTAGTCACGGCGGCGGATTCGGAGGGGAACGATGTGACCTCTTCTTTGCTTGGGAATATTTCCCGAGCGGATGACATTATCAGCATCCCCATTCTGGCGAGTGGTGAGGACAGGTTCGATATCAAAATCGTTGTCACCACCGATGCCGATAGCATCTACGAGCAGGACTTGGTCTTGGAGGTAATCGACCGACCATGAGCGAGCGATGGCGAGGATACTGGGCGGCCTCTGAGATATGGAAAGACAGAGATGTCTTTATCATCGGGGGAGGTCCGTCCTTGAAGGAGATGGGGAGCCTCTCTTGCATCTGGCATCGCCCAGTCATCGGAGTGAACAATGCTTTTGAACTCGGCCCTTGGATTGATGTGATTTATTTCGGGGACAGGCCTTGGTGGAAGCGCCATGGGGTGAGAGCCCTTGCTCATCCCGGAATGATAGTCACAAGCTACAACTCAAGGAAGGGTCTGCTCCACCCAGATATAAAGACAATGGGCCGAGCGAATCGCCAGGGACTCCACTGGAGGTCCAATACTCAATTATGTTGGAATCGGAATAGCGGAGCATCCGCCATCAATCTCGCCTACCATTTCGGAGCGAGGAGAATCATCCTCCTCGGGTTCGATATGAAGAAGCGGGAGGGAGCCGGGAACCGGGGACATAATTGGCATGAATATCATGCTTCGTATAAAGCCCCCCGCGGAGATATCTACCAGAAGAAATTCCTCCCGGGTTTCAATATCATCAAGATGGATTTGGAGACCATAGAGAAGGAGACCGGGAGGAAGGTCGAGATATTGAATGCGACTCCAGATAGCGACCTGGTCATCTTCCCCATGGTGGACTTGAGGGATGTGGCATGAGCCAGATTGACCGAGTGCATAGAGCCCTGACTAATCGGGACCCGACCCGAACCGTCACTCTGAGGAATGAGTTCATGGTGGATATGACTCGGAGGCTCAGGGCACATGCTCAAGATATCAAGACTTCGATTGTGGAATTTGATGTTCTGGGATTGAGGGGCCGGGAAGATATCCTCACCCTCGCCCCGGCTGACCCGGGGAGGTTCATTTATAAGACGACCGCCGAGAAGCTGGATGAGTTCATGGTCTGGCTCAAGGGCGAGCAGACCAAGGGCATCTTGGAAATCATCCAGACCGGGACGGGCCCGGAGCCTTGGACGAATACCTACATCCGCTCGTCATATCAGAAGGGGATGGTCGAGGGGCGGGCTCAGCTGAGAGCGCTCGGGGTCGATGTTCCGATGGATACGATTCAGGGCGGAGGGATAGCCGGAGCTTTCCAGCAACCGATGAGAGCGGAGACGGCGGCCCTTCTCTATTCCAGAACCTACGAACAGCTGGTCGGAGTCACCGCAGATATGGACGCCGCCATCTCTCGGGTCCTCTCTCAGGCAATCATCGAGGGGGTAGGTCCAGAGGAGGCGGCCCGAAGGTTGGCGAAGATAGAGGGCGTGGGAATCACCCGGGCTCGGCTCATCGCTCGGACAGAAATGGTCTACGCTTTCAATATGGGGGCGCTCACAGAATACGGAATGGCCGAAGGAATTATCGGCGAACAGATTTTTGTGAAGTGGATGACTGCCCGGGATGAGAGAGTCCGGAAGAAGGGCTTACGCAAATGGAATCATCTGCGCCGGCATGGGAAAATGTTCACTCAGGCGGACGGGATGAGTATGTTGGGAGACCCAAATTGTCGTTGCTTCTTGCCACCTTACATCCCGTCGATTCAGGGGGTGATGCCCCTCTCTCGGGCGGCTAATTTTAGGTAGGGGTATCAGATTTGGACCGGCAAACCACGCAAATATTCAGGAGGTTTGTGCTAATGTTATAAAATGGCGCATATGCGCGCTCAGATTGGCTCTGAGAGGCTTTGCACTCGAAGCAATACGAAGATGTACCGTGGGGTCGCGTTCGTGCTTTTCCTTTAAAAACAACGAGTTAAGTGCACTAAATTTTACTTAATTTTACACGGACAAATAACAGGGTTGAAATGAAATTAGGAAATGCTAATATGTGGTATGCAAGAATCATTCCAAAAATGACACGGACAGAATATTGGGTTATCCCGATATAACGATATTCGCTTTGTCTGAACAACTTAGAATTTTACAATATTAGATTTGTGTGGGCTAATAAGAATTCCGGGATATTACAAAAGGGGAATAGACATGAAACTGACAATGCTTACTGCGGAGACCCTCGACAGCTATACACCTACGATTCGTATCTTTGAAGGTCGACAGCATTTAGTGGCTCCGGTCATCATCTTGGTGGAGGGGGTTCATGCAGGAAGTCTGGGTCCGGTCTTCTACTCAGCGGATGAGCTATCCACCCATCCCTCCTCATGGAATGGAGTCCCGGTGACTATCCACCACCCATCCGATGAGGAGGGCCGAGGACTCAGCGCTGGACATCCGGAAGTCATGGATGAGTTCATGGTCGGCAGATTGTTCAATACCATTTACGACCCGAGCCTCCCCGGACTCCGGAGCGAGATTTGGGTTGATATCCAGAGGTGCTCACAATTGAGCATGGAAGCCCTGGCCACTCTCCAGAAGGGACAGCCCTTGGAAGTGAGTACGGGTCTCTGGTTCGATGATGACGGAACGCCGGGAGAATGGTCGGGGGAGGAATTCCAGTTCTCCGCCGGCAACTTCAGACCAGACCATTTGGCTCTGCTCCCCGGCTCAGTAGGAGCCTGCTCCATCCAAGATGGTTGCGGGGTCCGGAATGAGGAGGAATCCAAGATGGAAGGAATCTGGGGAAAGGTCAAGAGCCTGACCTTTCACTTGCTCGGACTCAATAAGGCTGGGTTCAGTGAGGTGATGACCAAGCTTCAAGGCTTGGTGGATGCTCTTGACAAGGATGTGCCGGGAGGTCGGCTCATCCATTATCTGGTCGATGCATTTGATGATGGCTCCTTCATCATGCAACAGGTCGGGGGTCCGGATGGGAGGAGATTTTATCAGGGCTCTTTTCTCAAGGACGATGAAGGAATGCCCACAGACTTAGCCGAGGATTTTACCGAGGTCGAAGAACGCAGGGAATTCGTCCCCGCTGGGAATGAGGAAGGTGATGGTCGGTCCATTTCCAATGGGGCATCATGGAGCAAGGGGAACTTGCCCTGCGAATCATCCTCCACTCAGGAGGTAGATATAGAAGTGGAAACCATTAACAAGGAGGAGAGCGAGATGAAAGCCAAAGAGACTTTGGTATCGACGCTCATCGCCTGTGGGAAAGTTCGCTGGTCGGAGAACGACCGGGAATATCTCATGACGCAGGAAATGGAGATGCTCGAAAAGCTCCAGCCTGCAGATGAGGTAATCCCCCCGGTCGAAGAACCGGCGGTCGAGCTTTCTGCGGATGAGTGGGTCAAGGATGCTCCCTCCGCCGTCAGGGATATGCTGGAGGACGGACTGCGACTCCATCGTGAGAAGCGGACCTCCCTCATCGGAACCATCATGACGGCGAAGGGTAATTCCTTTACCGAGGAACAGCTGGACTCGAAGGACACTTCCGAACTGGAAGCCATCTCCAATCTGACTTCACCGGCCCCGGCCGAGGGAGAAGGAGAAGGAGAGGGCGAAGGGGATGGGACTGGTACTTCCGGGGCCCCGGCTGAAGAAGCGAGCGGCGAAGGCGGTGAAGGTGAGCCGACCGGGAATGAGGGGGTTAAGCCTCTGGAACTTCCCACTGCTCAGAATTATCAGGGGAGCACTGCTCCCCCCTCCAATACGGAAGGAGAGGCAGTCGAGCCTTTGGCCCGGCCCACCCTTAACGACCAGGTCGGAGACACCACCCACTAATCCGGGTGGGGGATAATCAGCCACATTCAATAGGAGGAACTGAATCATGGCGAGCAACAAAACAGTTGTGGTTCGGGGAGATGTCCAGAGGGAGGAGTTCAAGACCAATGGGACTCCCTCCCCCGGGCACCTGCTCGAAATCGACAGCAGTGGCGATGTTCTCCCTCACAACTCGGCGGGGGAGAACATGTACCCCCTCTTCGCCCTTGAGAACGATTTGCAAGGGGATGACATTGATACCGCTTATGCGGACAATGTTCAGGCCCAGTGCGCTTGGGCGAAGCCGGGCGTGATGGTGAATGCCATCCTCGCTGATGGAGAAAATGTAGCCATCGGCGACCTGCTGGAAAGCGCGGGAGATGGAACTCTCCAGAAGTATGTTCTGGATGATTCCAGCACCGTGCATTACTCGAACCAGATTGTCGGAGTTGCGAGGGAAGCTGTGGACATGAGTGATTCGTCCGCCGCCGACCCCGCTGGCCGCGTTCTGGTTTCCATTATCTAAGGAGGGGGCATGGACCTTTTAGTGCAAGGTAACAACATCGCCGAACGCCTCCTCGCCTCCGGGATGGACCCGGGAGCGCTCCGCCCTTGGGTGGAGCCTGATGGCAAGGCGTACGTCAACATCAACGGAGTCGCGCGGCCCATCGCGAATGGGACTCTCCGGAAGGATGAGTGGATTCAGTATGATACCGCCATCGTCCGGGCGACTCGGGACCGGCTGGTCTATACCAATTATCTGATTGGGAAGGGGCTGGTCTACAATATCGAGGGCATGAGCAAGACGGTTCTTGAGACCGAGAACCTGAATGACATGACCGACGCCGAGCTGACCATGGACGGCGTCAACAGGGCGGACAAAGACCGGGCGAACTTCGAACTGGTTGGAATCCCCCTCCCCATCACTCACAAGGAGTTCACCCTCTCCAGCCGGGTTCTCAATATCTCCCGGACGACTGGACAGGCTCTGGACACCACCCAGTCCGAACAGGCCTCTCGGAAGGTCGCCGAGAAAATCGAGGAAATCCATATCAACGGAACCTCGAACTACAAGGCCGCTGGGTACACCCTCTATGGGATTACCGATTTCCCGAGCGTGAACACCGGCTCTCTCTCAGTGAACTGGGATGCCTCCGCCGCTACAGGCGAGACCATTCTGGCTCAGGTTCTGGAGATGAAGCAGGTTCTTCTCGACGACGGGTTCTACGGACCCTTCGTGCTTCTGGTCCCGGGCAACTACGAGACCAAGCTCGATGAGGACTTCAAGGCCCAGTCCGACCTGACCATCCGCCAGCGGCTGGCTCAGATTTCGGGTATCTCTGATATCCTCGTTCTCGACCGCCTGGCAGATGATACGGTGGTCCTCCATCAACTCTCGACCGATGTCATCCGGGTAGTCAACGGCCTCGCCGTCACGACTCTCCAGTGGGATGAGGTTGGCGGCCTTGAGCTTAATTTCAAGGTCATGGGCATTCAGGTTCCGCAGGTGCGCGCGGACCAGGGTGGAAACTGCGGGATTGTGGTCTATTCGTAAAATCCCGTCTATGCACGCTCAGTTGCGCTCTAAGGGCATTGGGGGGTACGTCCCCCCCTTGCCCTTCACCTAGGGCCGAAAGTGTCTGAGAGCCAAGCTGAGCGAGTCGTGGAATATTAGGAGAAAGGCGGATTGAAATGAAAGTGGAACGCTGGAAGAAGGTTTTCGGGAAGCATCACGCTTTTGAAGATGGGGTCAAAAAGATTTATGGCCCCGGTCAAGAGGATGGTGATATCGTGACATTTCCCGCTGGCCAAGGACCGAAGGAAAGCCCCTCATGGCTTTTGATTGAGGGAGCCGGAGTGGAAGTCCTTGATTTCGAAAATGGGCCCGTGGTAAAAGCTCTGGGTCGGGGATGGTTCAATGTCATCAATCCTGAGACCGGGAAGCCCATCAACACCGTCAAGCTCCGGAGAGCTGATGCCGATGCATTAGCCGAGGAGTGGGAGGCGGACAACGAGAACGATGATGACCCGGAGGGCGGCGAGGAAGAGCCGGTCTGTCCCGTCGAGGATGGAACCTTCGGGGAGGATTTCGAAGACTATGACGAATGCGCCGAGTGCGAATTCGCCGTGGCCTGCGAAGCCAAAGAAAACGAGGATGATGGGGATGGCAAAGAAGGATAAAGACCGGACCTTCTGGTCTGCTCCCCCGATGTGGAAAGGGGAGACCGTCTTCATCATTGGAGGGGGTCCATCTCTTCTGGATTTGGACCTCACTCCTATTCACTCCAGAGCCGTGCTCGGTTGCAATAATGCTTTCGAGCTTGGACCTTGGGTGGATGTCACATATTTCGGGGACAAGCCTTGGTGGTTCTGGAATCAAGACAAGCTCCTGAAGTATTCCGGATTGATAGTCACCAGCAATGACGATGAGTTCTTTGAAGCGAATCCCAGAATCAAGGTGATGCGGAGGGAGATGCGATTTGGTATCTCCAAGAATCCGAGCCGGGTTTGTTGGAATAAGAACACCGGGGGCTCCTCCATCAACCTAGCTGTTCATTTCGGAGCCAAGCGAATCGTGCTCCTCGGATTCGACATGAAGGTCTCAGATAATGGGAGGGCCGGGAACTGGGGACATAACTGGCATGATAATCATAAACCCCACAAGGGCCACAAGCCGACTATCTACCAAAAGAATATGCTCCCCCATTTCGTTCCTATCAAGAAGGTCTTGGACGAGCTGGGGATTGAGTGCATAAATGCCAACATGGGTAGCGCCCTTGAGATATTCCAGAAGATTCCGCTTGAGGAGGTGCTCGGATGAATTATGTAGTCACCGTCCTCAAGAGCGGGGGAGTTTATCTCCCGGAGCATGTTGGGATTTTGAGCAGGAATGTCGCTCAGCATATGAGCACCCCATTTGAATTTGTGGTGCTCACAGATTTGGGAGCTGAGAGATGGACCAACGGATTGGTCAGCGCCGCTGATATCATCGTCCCTCTGGAGCACGACTGGCCGGGATGGTGGAGCAAGATAGAATTGTTCCGACCGGGGATGCCATGGGATGGGATGGACAAAGTTTTGTATCTGGATTTGGATACTCAGATTGTTGGAGATATCAGCCACTTCTTTTCCCATGCTCTTCCATTCATTATGCTCAAATCCTTCCGGTCGAGGAGATGGGCATCCGGAGTGATGGGATGGACGGGGGCCGCTCCTCGGAGACCATATCGTCGGTTCTTGCATGGGCCGGGGGATTTCATAAGGAAGAATCGCAGGGCAGGAGACCAGAAGTTCATCATGGACTCTATGGAGGGAAAGGCCGAGCCAGCATTCTGGCAGGAGATATTCCCAGAGCAGGTCGTGAGTTATAAAAGGCATTGCCGCGGAGCAAATGGAAAAGGGGGAAGTCCCCCGGCTAAGGCGAGGGTGGTTTGCTTTCATGGGAAGCCCCGTCCTTGGCATGCAAGTGAGAAATGGATACAGGAGGTTTGGCAGAATGGATAGACTCTTGAGTTACTCGGCCGCTTCAATCTTTCCCGCTAAGGTTCTGCGGAAATTGACGGGACTCTTCAATGGGGGGAAGCTCCGCCCTATTCACCCACAGATTAGTCTGACCAATGAGTGTAATCTGGATTGTGATTTCTGCTCATGTGCCGGGAGGAGGGATGGAGAATACCTCCCCATCGAAAAGGCGGTCGAGATAATCTGGGCTCTGGAGAGATGCGGGACCCAAGCGATTACCATCACCGGGGGAGGCGAGCCCCTGATGCATCCGGACTTTGAGGAGTTCGTGAATTTTGTCGGCCGCCGGCATATCAAGATGGGGCTGGTGACAAATGGATACTTGCTCCCGAAGATTTCCCCGGAGGCTATATCCCAGATGACTTGGTGTCGGGTCTCGGCTTCCGATGACCGGAACATCCCCCTCCTTCTTGAGAAGGTGGCGGAGGCGGCTCGGAAATCCCCCCGGGTGGACTGGGCCTTTAGCTATGTGGTGACCATCGACTTCGACCCGGAGAAATTAGCGGAGATTATCAGGACGGCGAATGATTTGAAGTTCACCCATGTCCGAGTAGTCGCTGACCTGGTCGACCTTTATAATCCCCCGGACATGGGGGAGGTCATGACCGAGATTCGGGGGATGGATGTTGATGACAAGCTGGTCATCTATCAGGGGCGGAAGAAATTCACCCGGGGGTCGGCGAAGTGCCTCATCTCCCTGATTAAGCCCTTGATAGGGTCTGATGGGAATGTCTATCCCTGTTGCGGGGTTCAATATGCTTTGATGGATTCCTCCCTTGATTTCGATTCCCGGATGTGTATGGGGGAGGACATTGAGAAGATATCCATCCAGCAAGATTACTTCGATGGGAGCATCTGCGACCGATGTTATTATCGACAATACAATGATGCCCTCTCCCATATCATCAGCCCGCTCGACCATGAGGAGTTCGTTTGATGCTGAGCGAAAATTTCTGGGAGGGGAAGCATACCGAGGAGGATATGTCTTGGCTGACGGTATCCAACCTTGGACACTATCTGCTCTTCTTTGATTTGAAGGGAGCGGAGATTGAAACCCATCGCGTGCTAGAAATAGGAGTCGGACTTTGTGTCGCTACGGCTCATCTCAAAAAGTTGGTGGGGGATTTATGGACGGTGGATGTCGCCCCGAGTGCTATCAGGCGAGCCCGGGGGATAGTCAAGAAGAATCAGTCTCTCCATGTGGAGCAGGCGCTGGAACTTCCGGCGGGTTATTTTGATGTGGCTTTTTCTTATGCGGTCGTTCAGCATTTGGGCGATGTGGAGCTGGAGCATCAATTGGATTATGTCCTCCGGGCTCTAACGCCTGAAGGAATATTTGCGGTCCAGTTCCTGACCGAAAAAGGGACTTCGGATGGGATGCGGACCAAGGGTGGAGTTTCCATCAGCAGGACCCCCGCTTATTTCCAACAGATTGTCGAGGGGGTTCATGGAAAGGTCATCAAGATGGCGAAGCCTCTTCAGGCGAAGAAGCACCCGGATATAAAATGGAATGGGTTCATTGTAGGGAGAGCGGCATGAACCCCTGCCCATCCCCCAGACTCCGGAACTTCCTCGCCAGAGAAGTCAAGAAGGGATACTCGGTTCTTGATTTGGGATGCGGGACCAAATGGTATTGGCCGGCTTTCAAGAATCGGGCTTCGGTCATAGTGGGGGTGGATGCTCATCGTCCCTTCGACCCTTGCTTGCTTGTGGATATGGAAAAGGATGATTTGCCGGTCGCTGATAAGTCTTTCGATGTGGTTCTCATGCTGGACTTCATCGAGCATCTGAGCCGGGAGACAGGGGAGAGAGTCCTAGCCCATGCCAAGAGGATAGTCCGGGAGAAGATAATCCTGCTCACCCCGCTCCTCTGGGATGATAATGCTTCCAATGTGGAAGACCCAAAGAGCGAATATTTCGGGAATGGTTTTGACTATCACAAAAGCCTCTGGACGGTGAGGGATTTTGAAGGATGGCAGCGGTCGATGCTATGGCCGGGGGACAAAAGATATCTGGGGATATGGAGACCGACATGATTTTCAGTTTCTTGATGCCATACTTTGACCGGGCTGAGCAATTGGGCAGGACGCTGGAGAGCTTCCGATTTTTATATGGACCGACTGTCCAGTATGAAGTCGTCTTGGTCGAGGATAAGAAGAATTGGTCGAATGCCCGACTCACTGATGCCCTGACTAATGTTCTTGATGAGTTCCCAGATATCATCGTGAACCGAATCCCTTCCCATCATGAGGGATACAATCCGGCCCCTCATTATAATCAGGCGGCCAGATTGGCAAAGGGAGATTACCTGGTCATCACGAATCCGGAGTGCCGGCATAAGCAAAATATTCTGGGAGGGCTGGCGAACGAGTTTTCCTCTGACCCAGATTGCTATGTGGTCTGTGGGTGTATTAGTATCCGGGGCGGAGAGTTCCATCGATGGTTCCAGCATTCGGAACATCACAATCGGCTCTTCCATTTCTGCTCTGCCATGAGTGCTAAGACCTATCAGAAGGTTGGGGGATTCGATGCGGCTTTCGGAGATGGGTTTGGATTCGACGACGATGACTTCCGGGACACGATTCTTGAATCTGGTATCCGGATAGTTACTCGGGACGACCTGATTGTCTTTCATCAGGAGCACACCAAGAATTCGGTTCCGGGGTATGGGAATCTCCATGGTCGGAATAAGAAGCTGTGGCTGAGCAAGCATCCAAATCGAGCCAGATGGCTAAAACCAAATTGGAAAAGGGAGACTTTCAATGTCTGAACCCATTTTAGTTACCGGAGCGGCCCGGAGCGGGACGAGCTTGACC